ACGCGGCACCTCCTGGCGACATGGTGGCGAGGTATTCGCCGGGGGCGTGGGTCTCGCTGATCTGCGAGAGGAAATAGGTCTTGGCGCTGAAGGTGACGGCTTCGCCTCGGCGGGGTGGGCTTTGCAGATCGGCGGCCAAGAAACGGATGCTGAACTCGCCGCCTTGGCGGAGGCCGCCGGTTTCGAGATCCAGGCCGATGGAGACGGGGGCGAGGCAGACGCGGATCTCAGCCTGGCGAAACTTGACCGTGGTGCCGTGGGCGCTTTGGCGCAGTTGCGCGGAGCGGAGAGCGAGGGCGTTGCGGGATGCGGGCGACACGAACCTTGCGGCGTGTCAAAAGAAAAGCCCCCGGCAGGAGTGAGACTGCCGAGGGCTTTTGCGGGCGAGGAGCGCGGTGCGGGCGCTTTGCGGGATTAGTCTGGAATGATGAGCGCCATCGTGCCAGCGGTGAGGCCAGCGGCTGCGCCGAACATCACTTCGAGCGATGCGATGAGCGAGCGGGTGCTCTTGTCCGAATACACATTGTAAGAGACGGTCAGGCCGATCTGGTCGAGCGTGACGCTGTCGCTGACGAGGTAGTCGTTGTCGGCGAGGGCTGGGACGCCCGCGGCCATGACGAGCGCCTCAGGGGAGCACGCGAAGCCTTTGAGGCCTGCTTCTCCGCCGAATGCGGTTGCGTAGTGGACGCCGTTCTCGAATCCGTAAGCGCCTTCGCCGAGATTGAGGGCGGTGGTGCTGGTCGGGATGAGGTTGCTGTAGATGACGGGCGAGACCACGAGTCCTTTGCGCATCGACTTGTGGACGCCTGCCCAGAGTTTGGGAAGGTCGCCGGAGGTCGCGGTGATCGCGCTCTCAGCGGATTCCACGACAGCCGCGCCGAAATTGGCGACGGTCACGGGAGTTGTGGCCAAGGTCCAGATTTTGTCGGCGATGGCGTCGACATTGATTTGGATGAGGCGCTCCAAGCGGTGCGCGCTCTGGAGGTCGCTGTAAGCGAGGCCGAAGGGCTGGTAGATGTGGTCGAGGGTGACGCTGGCTTTGCCGAGGGTCGTGCCGCCGATCGAGTTGAAGGTGGTGGGGTTCACCGATGTGGACGCAGTCGCGGAAGCGATTGGCACATGGATGGTGTCCTTTGGTTTCTTAACTTCCGAGCTGAAGTCGGAGGCGAAGAGGTTGAGCGCGGAGAGGCGCTTGCTGAGGACGGTTTTTGTTTGCTGAGCGATGGAGTCAGCAACCAGGGAGCTGTCGATTGTGTTGGGCATTGTGGTGGTTGGTTGGTGTTGGGTTTCTCCTTGGCTCAGGCCTTGGAAATTTTATTGCGGTGCTGCCAGATGGCGGCTTTGTGTTTCTCGAAGAGGGCCGATGCGGTTTTGCGGTCTCCGGCTTCCACGGCGGCGATGTATTCCGCGACGGGGTCGGAGGCTTCGGGGCTGGCGTTGTCGATGACGGGGACGACGCGGGCGGCGGAGAGGCCGAGGCTGCGCTCGAGGCGTTGAAGAGCTTCGCGCTCGGTGTCGAGCTGAGCCTTGTAGCTGCGGGCTTCCGCAAGGGCGCCGTCGCGCTCGGCGAGGGCGGCGTTGTATTTGGCGAGGATCTGGTCTGCTGCGGCGATCTTGGCCACGGGGGTCTCGATTGGCTCGATGACTTCGGGCTCGGGCTCGGCTTCGAGAACGGTCTCGACGGCGGGCTCAGCGGCCGGGGCTTCGACAACTTCGGGGGCGTTTTCGCTGACGACGGTGTCGAGGATTTCGACCTCGGGCTCGGCGACGGGTTGGGTTTCGTTTTCCATACGCGGTGGCTCCGGTGTCAAAAGTGCGGCGGGGGTGTTGCGGAATTTTGCGAGGAGGGCGGGCCTGTTGGCGGAGGCGGCGATGGCGAGGCCGTCGGTGATTTCATCCACAAATCCGGCGGCGAGGGCTTGCTCTGCGGTGAACCAAGTCTCGGCATCCATCCACTCTTTGATTTGTTCGGGGGATTGGCCGGACTTGGCGGCATAGGCTCCGACCATGTTCGAGCGGATTTTGTCGAGGAGTTCAGCCTGGTCGCGGAGCTCGGCGGCGTCGCCCATGGCCATGCCCCATGGATTGTGGATCATGTAAAAGCCGTTTGCGGCCATCTTCACATGATGCCCGGCGAGGCTGATAACGGTGGCCATACTTGCGGCGATGCCCTCGATCTGGACGACGACATCGGCGGCGCGGCGTTTTAGGGAGTTGAAGATGGCGTTGCCGTCGAAGACCTCTCCGCCGGGGGAGTGAATTTTAAGCAGGATAGTGTGATCTGCCGGGATGCGCTGGAGGTCGGCAAGGAAGGACTTGGCACTGACGCCAAAAGCGCCGATCTCGTCATAAATGGAGATTTCGGTTTGGCCGATGTCAGGTTTTTTAGCGAGGGCATACCAGGAGTTCACGAACACGGGCGCTGTGTCAAAAGAGAGAGGGGCTAGGCAAGGGCGCGGCGGAGGATTTTGTCGGCGGGAAGATTGAGGGTGAGGCAGAGCTCGAGGAAGAAGCGGGAGTTGAAGAAGGCTTTGGCGGTCCGGCGGTCTTCGGAGATTTCGAGGTTTTTGTGGGGGGATTTGTAGGTGGCTTCGTTTTGGAGGTCTTTGAAGGCTTGCTCGATCATCGCGCACATGATGGCGACGAGGAAGTCGGGGTCAGGGTCTCCAGGGTCGGAGGTGTTGCTGGATGTGGACTTCTCGGCGAGGAATTGGTGGGGGCGCTGGATCCGCTGCCGGAAGAGGCGGGCGTTTAAATTTTTCGCGGAGGGCATTGATAAAAAGCCTGCAATCAGGGGGCGGGGGTTGGATCAGGGAGATTTTGGGCATAGCTGGGAAAGACCTCAGAGAGTGGAATGCCGAGGGCCTCGCATTTTTGTTTGCGGCGGATGTAGGTGGTAAGGATGGATTCCTCTTCGGCTTCGGCATCGAGGCCGTGGAGGTTGGCGTAGCGCTCCCAGGACATGTAGCCGGAGTCGAGGAGTTGGGCGTAGAGGCGGCCGTCGCGGCCGTTGTCGACAGTGATCTTGCGGGGGGCGATCCAGTCGCAGCGCCACCAGTCGTCGCCGGGGTAGGGGAGGCGTCCGGCTTGGATCTCGTGCCAGACCCAGTATTTCCAATAAGGGCGGCAAAATTGGTCGACGAGCATTTGCTGGAGGCGCTCGAGGAAATTCTGGGCGACTTCGAGGATGCCTCGGAATTCGGTGCCTGCGGCTCCGGTGGTGAGCATCATGGCTTCGGGTGGAAGGCCGATGCCTCGGGCGATCTCGCCGAGGATGGTGGCGATGAAGGGCTCGAAGGCTCCGGTGGGGTGCTCGTTTTTGAAAGACTGAATGGCTTCGCCTGGCTTGAGCTTGGGGATGATGTTGCCGTTGTAAAGGGTCTCGGTGGAGATTTCTTGCTGGGGGTTGTCGCCGGAGGAGACGCTGCCGAGGCCGCCACCGAGTCGGACGGCTTCGTTGCTGGTGATGGCGTAGGCGATCTGGGCACCGGCTTTGGCGCTGCCTTTTTCGTAAGCCAAATACTCTAGGAGATCGTGGCAGTTGATGATGGCGTTGTGCATCCAGGAGATGCCGCGTGGGTAGCCGTGGCGGCGGATGTGGCGGAAGTGGAGCATGTCGGGGGCGGGGACATCCTGGAACTTTCCAGAGGCTCGGTCGGTGATGACGCGGTAGCTGACGGGCGCTCCGAAATTATCGAGGAGGACGCCATCGAAGGCGCGCTCGGAGGAGTCGGCGGTGCTGCCGACGGTCTCGCCGCCGAGGAAGCGGACGCGGGCGGCTCCGGTGGAGGTGGTGAGGAGCTGGGCGAAGAAATCGCCATCGACGGCGACCTGGCGAAGGATGAGGGATTGAGCTCCGTAGAAGTTGACCTGGGCGGAGGCATCGAAGGCCCAGGCTTCGGCGCAGGCACGATCCTCGAAGGCGCGCTCGGCGAGGCGATTCCAGGCGGGGTCGGTGGTTTGGGCTTGGGGGACGATGCCGGTGCCGACGGCGCGCTGAGCCAAATGCTCGACGAGGTAGGAGGCGACGCCGAGATTATTGTAAAGCCAGCGGGATTTCTTGAGGAGGGTGAGGCGGGTCTGGGGTGGGGCTTCGCGCCTGGGCTCAAAGGTGTCGAGGACGATGAGACCGCGCTGGCGGGAGAACTCTGCGGCTTCGAAGGCGGCGGCTTTCGGTGGGCGGCCTGCGCCTGGGCGGGGTCCGCCGCGATTTGATTTCTTTGAATTTGCTTTGATTTTCGAGGCCATGCCTCGAGGCGGGTGTCAAAGCGGGCTGGCGTAGAGGGAGCGGTCGATGACGCTGGCGAGTTGGCGGGGGGCGTTGCCTTCCTGGTAAACTTCCATGATGGCGGAGATCTTGAGCTCGCGGGGGAGGAGGCTGAGCTGGCCGCTCGAGGCGGTGCCGTCGCCGGAGATGCTGGTTATGGTGACATCGTCGAGGCCGTCGGCGAGCGCGGCGGCCATGGCGAGGAGCTCGGCTTTTGTTTTGCCGAGGGCTTTGAGGTAGGCTTTGAATCCGGCGAGGGCTTGGGCGTGTTGGTCCACGATGGCGGGAGGGTGTCAAAGGGGCGGGGGACGGATCGGACGGATTGAAATGATCTATTTCAAGACCCACCAGGCGACGCCGTGGAGTTTGGTGCAGTCGCCGTAATGGTCTTCGGCGACTTTTTTCCAGAAGAACGGACTGAGGCGGGAGTTTTTGTTTTGCAGGAGTTGCTGGCCGGTCAGGCCGCCGATGAAGTCGGTGCCGGTGTCGGCGGGGAGGTGGAGGAGGGGGGGCATTTTTTTATTCACGCGCTCGAGGTAGAGCTCGGTCTTAGCGGTGAGATCGACATAGGTGACGAGGCGGAGGCTGGGGTAGCCATTGACGGCGGACTGGGTCCAGGTGCCGAAGCTGGCGGTGGAGCCTTTGGAGGGCATGTAGACGCCGGAGGACTTGGCGCAAACGGAATAGACGCGCTCGGCGGACCAGCCGGAATCGATGAGGCCGAAGCGGGGAGTGAAGATTTTTTCTCCGAACTGGTAGCGGCGGGCTGCGAGGAACTCGGGGCTGATGAGGTCCTCGATGGCGAGGACGGTGCCGTAGTCGATGAGCCAGCTCTCGCCGGATTGGATGCGGGCTTCGACGGTCCAGTGGGTCTGGCGTTCGCCGGGGTCGGCGCAGAGGGTGAGGACGACGGGCTCGCAGGGTAGCGTGGCTATGCGGTAGGTGGGATCGCGGAGGGCGAGGATGGCGTCTTCTTTGACCTGGGCGGCGCGGTTTTCCCAGGGGATGCCGAGGAAGTTGTTGTAAAAATCGTGGAGGCCGCCGGTGGTTTCTTTTTTCTGCAGGAAGATGCGGGCGAGGCTGCCCCAGGAGATCTGCGGGGAGTAGAGGGCGGAGATGTGGGCGGAGATGTGGTCGGAGGGGGCTTTGGGGTTTCCGGCGATCCACTCTCCTCGGCGGACGAGGTCGGTCTGGAGGGCTTGATTCCATGGGCTCTGGCAGGCGGAGCAGTGGTAGACGGTGTCGCGCTCGACGGCTTCGAGGTCCCACATGCCTGCGAGGTCGCGGTGGTGCTCGGGCCATTTGAGCTGCTCGAAAAGGAGGGGCTGGGCGTGGCCGCAATCGGGGCAAGTGAGGTGGAAACGGTGCTGGGATCCGGCGAGGTAGTGGGACCAGATGGCGCCGGTCTCGACGGTGGGGGTGGAGGTGAGGCAGGCCTTGGAGACTTTGCGGTAGAAATTCAGACGCGCCATGGCGAGCTCGAGGGCAGGGGCTTCGAGGGAGGAGTCGTCGGGCCACTTGTCGACCTCGTCGGCGAAGAGGTAGCGGATCGGGCGGGAGGCGAGGTTGCCCTCGGAACAGGCTCCGACGAGCTTGAGGGTGCAAGACGCGAAGTGCATTTCCGTTTTGCGGAAGTCGTCGTCGTTGGAGGGGAGGAGGGGCTTGAGGGCGCGGCAGGCGCGGAGGCGCGGATGGAGCTCGCGCTCGGACCAGGACTTGGCGTTTTCGTTGGTGCTGGTCACATAGAGGATGGGGCCGGGGTCCTCGCTTATGGCCCACATGAGGCAGTTCGCGAGCCAGGTGGTGCCGCCGACTTGGGCGCTTTTTACAAAGGTGAGCTGACGGATTTTTGGATCAGAGAACCAGAGGTGGAGCTGGCGAAGGTAGGGGGTGTAGTCGGCGTCGTAGCGGCCGGGGCGAGGGGAGAAGCGTTTGTCGAGGGTGACATTTTCTTGTGCCCACTCGAGGGCGGTCGGCCGAAGGCTGGGTTGCCAGATGCGAGAGAGTTGCTCGCGAGCAGCGGGATCAAGAAGCGAGGGCATCGGGGTTGATCTGCTGGGCGGCGCGTTGGACCTCCTCGGCCTCAGCGCGGATCTTGGCGGCGATGTCGTCGGCGACTTGAGGGAGGAGAGAGAGGATGCGGTCAGGGAGGTTCGAAAGAGCGGCGGCGATGGCGGCGGAGTATTGCATGAGAACCTGGACGGCTTGCTTGCGGTTGACGACATCGCCGGAAGCGGCGCTGATGCCAGGGGCGTCTTTCTCGAGACGGCGAAGGGCCTCGGCGTGCTGGAGCCACATGCGGCGGAGCGACATTTCGGCGTCCAGGTCGCCGACGGACTTGGCCAACTCGGCGCGCTCGCGAAGGTCGGCGGTGGCCTCTTTCATTTTCCGGATCTGGTTTTCCAAAGTTAGGTCCTCATCCGACCACTCGCGTGGAATTGACGGAGCGGCCGGCGCGGCCGAGCCGACCGGGATCATTCCGGCAGCCGCGCGCTCGGCGAGAAATTGGTTCCAACGCGGATCCACCTGGTCGCGCCACTTCCGCACGGCGCGCGGAGTGACGCCGTGTCGCGCGGCGCACGCTTTCACCAGGTCCGCTTGTTCCCTTCCGTGTCGTTTCATTTGTTACGGAACGGAACGATGTCAAACGGAACGGAAGCGGAACGGGTTCCTTGGTTCCGGTTCCGTATGGTTTCGGGTCCGCTCTCATAAAAGTAACGAGCGACTGGCAAACTGCAGAGGGCGCGCACTCAAAGAGATTCCTTTTCACTCTTGGACAACGGAACCGAAACACAGGTGCGGAGGTCTCCGCCTTTAAGACATGACTGTCCCCATACCCACTATCACAAAAGCCAAAAGACCTATGCCACCTATGCCACCTAGTCATTAGAGAGAATCCAAACAATGATGGAGAATGATTTGCAAATGATGAAAAAGACGGGGGTGCTGCGTGGGTGCGGGGGTCCAGTGCGAAATGATAAAAGGGGAAGGGGGTGTTGAGTGTTAAGGCTCGGAACATTGCGGACCCCTGCATGACCTATGCGGAAACAAAAAGGCCCGCCGTGTGGCGGGCCTTGATCTCTACTCGAGGACGGTGAGCGTGTAGACACGCTGCCGGTTCTTGCCGGACTGCCCCCATCGGACCACTCGTCCCGATGGCAGGCGGAACTTCTTACCGCCATACTGCTCGGCGAGGAGCCTGCCGAACTTCGAGTTGGCCCGAGCCGTGAGCACATATCGCCGAGGCCCGTCCTTCCCATCCCTCTCCTCCTTGCCCTCGAGCATCCATGTGAACGCATTCACCTCAACAGCGGCCTCGACGACATCTTGGAAACAAAACTCCTGGTCGTCATCCACGCCCTTCGCCAGTTGAGCCACCAGAGCCGTCATGTCCGCCAGTTCCGAGTTGCCCGACTCCTCGACCGGCAGCGGCTCCATCGGATCGCCGAAGCCAGCATGCTGCACCATTCCCCCAAAGACCGCGCACCACGGCTCATAGCCGCGCACGATCCGCGTTGGGCTAGGCCGACCGGCCGCATCCCAAGACCTCACGATCGACCACAGGCACGCGAGGAGTTGGGCGCGCGTCGAGGGTTTCTCAAGCCACTCATCCGAGAAAACCTTCTCGATCTTCCGCGCCTGAGGATCCGCCTCGTCAGTCAGCATTCGGCAATGCAGGAAGCGCCGAGCCACATCGGGCGTGACCTCGAGGTTGTTGCCGGTCAGGAAGACCGTGGCAATCTTCGGCACTGCAAACTTCTGCTGTGTGTTCATCTTTCGCCCCGTCCAGGTCGCCGCCGTCAGGAACGCATTAAGGGTCGGGGATTTGAGGTAGCCATTGCAGTCATCGAACAAAATGTAAGGCGAGCCTGCCAGTGACTCAGTATCCAGAATCTTTCGCCAGTCCTCCTGGTTCTCCGGAAGCGGTTGCACATCGCATGTGCCGAGAGTCGAGATGATCGCCAACTGCGCCAGCAGCGTCTTGCCCGAGCCCACCGAGTTCGAGCTGAACATAAAGTTCATCCTGCGCGCCGTCGGCCTCAGCAGCGGCGCGGCAAACATCGCCAGCATCGCCGAGATCACGATCGCCTCATTGCGCGACTGCCCATCCGCCTTCCGATCACCGAAAGGAAACTCCGCCACAAGAGAACGCAAAACATTCCGCGCCTCTTCCAGCGGCATATCCGATGCAAACTCCACCCCCGAGTTTTGCGTGTAAGTCTGTGCCTCGTGGTCATAGCCATACTGCAGGAGCTCGATCCGTCCATCCTTTCGCCGCACCGGCTGCCGAACCGTCGCAACCCGCATCAGCTCACGCTGACGCTCGAGGAATTGATCGCTTTCCAAAATCGTCGCCGCCGCCTCCACCGTGATCGTCTGGGGCTTCTTCTCAAAGACATTCGGCTTCGGCATCTCCCACTTGAAAGTCACCAGGTGTTCTTCGCAGTAAGTCCGAAACCGCCGCGCCGACATCTCCACCAGCCGCCCCTCAGGCGAGATCGTCATCGCCGAGCGCTGCCGCACGAAGACACCATTCTGCGACAAGATCCCCCCGATCTCCCGCGCCATCGTCGAGATCACTGGCACGATCTGCACCATCGGCATCTCCGGATTCTCTGACGCCGCCGCACCAGCCGCATCTCCACGATCCGGCACGATGCCGTATTCTGCCAGCTTCGAGCTGACCATATCTCCTATCTCACTCATGTTAGTTTTTTATTCCTTGGTTTAAATTTCTCTCTCCAGCTCCACCGCCGCGTTCATCAGCCACTCGTCAAACCGCCCATAGTGCCGACACCCCGACAGCGCCCGACCCACAGCCTCACGATCCGCAAAGCCCCCCATCGCCACCCGGCGACACTCCCCACGCCAAAAAGACAACACATCCCTGCGAGGCAGCATCTCAGCGATCGTCAAAGCCGGAGCACTCGGCGCGAAGTAGAGCAACTTCTGCTCCTTCTCCCCCCGCCAACAACCAGGCAGCCGCGTAAGACGCACCGCCGACAGAGCACCTTGATCCGCGCCCGCAGCCACCAGGCCCAGCACCTCCCGCTTGATGTCATCCCATTCTCGCTTTGTGGCCGCATCAACCCGCACCAATGCATGCACCGAGCGACCTCCAGAAGTCGTGATCGCCGCAATCCTCGGAACAACCCGAGCCAATGCACCCAGCCACAGCCTCACCGGAGCCTCATCTGATTCCAGCACCATCCAGCGCCAAGCCAGCACCGACTCCTCCGAGCGACGCGACATCTTTCCCAGGCGAGGATTCGGCCGCAGCTTCCCATCCACCGGCTGAGCCAAAAACCAAACGCCATCCTTCCCAGAAGTCGGAATGCTCTGAGTCGGCCACACAGCCTGCCCCTGGCTTTTGTATTCCGAAAAAACAATCACCCGCTCGCCCGCCTCGGCATTGTAGAGCCGCGACAGAAACTCCCCCGCCTCCACCCCAGCCGGATCCACCTCCGACCGATTCGCCAACCAAGGCAAATCCACCGAAGCCGCAAAATCCCCCGCAATACGCCGCAGCATCTCCGGCTCGTAAACCAAACGCGGCCGAGGCTTCGTCGGGAGCACCTGATCTCGAGAAGACGCCACCGAGCGCGAAGCCGACCGATCACTCTCCCTCAGCAAATACCCATCCTCACCAGGTCCATTCACTGCCGACCGCACTTTGTGCTCCAGTTCATGCGACGACCACTTCTCCGCATTCCCCTGATTCCAATTTTCCAAAATCCCCAGCGCCTCCGAAGGCGACAGCAAAAACCCCCTCACCAAAGCCCGAGCACAAAGAAGCGTGTGCGTATGTCCGCCAGCGCCAGACACCGCAGGCCCCATCTTCTGCAAATACCTCGCCGCCCGCTCCGCCACAGAAACTTTGTCCTTGCTCACAAAGCCCCCCCGCTCCAGATTCCCAGCCGTTGCACACCGGCAACCCCAAGATTTTTTGTGGGAGCCGTGTGGGAGTCTCCCGCAAGTGCTTCAAATACAAGACAAAACCTTGCCTCGTGGTGTAACGGTAGGGAATTCCCTTCCACGCAAACCCCTGCAAAACAACGCTCCCCCACTTTATCCCACACGATTTTAATGGATGCGTGTGGGAGCATGTGGGAGTCTGAGGCCATGGCGTTTTTACGGCAGACTCCCAAGTCCTCGTTCTGGATCCTCAAATACCGCGACCTCGATACCGGCCGGTGGCGCGAGGAATCCACCAGATGCCGCATCGATGACCCCAAGGAGACGCGCAAAGCGCAGCGCATGGCGGAAGCCGCCGCACGCCGCGAGGCCCAGCTCGCGCCACGCCACCAGGGAGATTTCATCGAGTGGGCGCCACCATACTTGACGGCACATTTTTCAAACGCGCACTCAAAGAAACGATACGAGCTGGCCTGGTCCCGCTGCGTCGAGTGGATGCGATTGGGCAATCTCAGGCACCCCGCCGACATCCGATACGAGCATGCCAGCCAGTTCATGGATTGGCGCAAAGACCAAGGCGCCTCGCACAATACCGCCCGGCTCGAGCTGAAGCTCTTCTCCTTCGTCATGCAGGAGGCGCTCCGCCGCGAGCTTTGCACCAAGAACCCCCTTGCGCTCGCCAAGATCCCCCGCACGGCGCCAAAGCCGAAAAAAGAACTATCGACCAAGGATTTTGCCGCCGCCCGCTCCGCCTTCGCCGACCGCGCCGATTGGATGCTCACGGTGTTTGAGATCTGCGCGCATCTCGGCTGCCGGTTTAGCGAGGCCGAGTTCGGCCGCGAGGATGTGGATTTTAAAGAGAAAGTCATTTGGCTCATCGATTCAAAGCGGAAGGACGGCGACCCTCGGAAGCGATACGCCGTGCCCATGCCCGCCGGCCTCGCGCAGCACCTGCAGCAGGTTTTTAAAAAAAGCGACCGCACCAGTGGACCCCTCACCGGTGACCAGAACCGAGTCTTTAATTCCATCCTCAAAACCGCCACCGGCGCCACCAGCCACAGCCTCCGCGTATCGTTCGTGACTCGTTGTCATCGCGCCGGTCTCAGCGAATCCCAAGCGATGAGGTTGGTGAACCACTCCACTCGCCTGGTTCACGCCGTGTATTCGAAGCTGAACCTGTCGGATGCTCATTCTGCGGCAGCCTTGGTGCCCCCGCCTGGTGCGCTATAAAGTCCCGCACCCATCGCACCGTCGTCTTCCGGCCAAAAAACGGACACCCCTTTTGTTTTAGAAAAGCAATCTCGTTCTTTGAAAGCCCGATGACATCCGCCATGTCGCATGGGAAAGCCAATTTGTCTGGATCATATTCCGCGATCATTTCTCAATCCTTTCTTGGTAATTTTTCAAAACCTCCCGCGTGTATTCGCTATTCGGCGACAGCAGGGCCACGGCCAACTCGGCTGCCTGCTCGCGCCACTCCTTGATCTCCATCGATTGCTCCAGCAGCCGGGCACCGGCCTCGAGGATCGCCGCCGAGGCCACGCCATCCTCGCTCACGATCTCGACCGCCAGGGCGTGCATCGCCGCCGACAAAATATGCGTCTCTGTTTTTCTCATTCTCTGTGTCCTCTGTGTTCTCCGTGGTTAAATCCCCGGAGGGTGGGGGAAAGGAGCCCAATGCAGGACCTCCTCCTCGATCTTGTCCGCCGAGACGAACCTCCAGACGCGGCCATCCAGGAACCCCGTCCACACTTCGCCGCCCTCGAGGTGCAGCAGCACCGTCTCCTCGTCATCCGGAAGCTCATCCGCCACCGCCCTCCAGAAGAGTTGCCGAAAAAACCTCGGCTCCCTCTCCGTGCCCTCTGAGTCCTCTGTGGTTGAAGTCTTCATTGCTCTTCCCCTCCGAGTTGAATCAGCGTCGTCGATGCCGCGCGGTGCGCTCCCGCCATGTCCGCCAGCAGGCTTTTCACCTTCGCCAGGCGGCGGGGCTCCCACTGAACAGGGAATCCATCGTCCTCCGCCCGCTTCACCCACCGGAGGAAATCCATGTGGATCGCCTCGAGCGTGAGGATGCCCGTCGTGCCTGCCGAGGCCGTGCCACCCCGCGTCGATTCCTCCCGCACGATCTCCCCCGCCTTGATCGATTTCTTGAGTTCGCTTGGCGAGAGACCCTCCTCCTCGGCGATTCTCAGCCAACGCTGAGCCGTGTCCTGCCATTCTTGTCTTGCCCGGCTGAGGCCATCATCCGACAGCGACTTCGAGAGCGCCAGGTGGTGCTCATCGGAGAGAGCCTCGCTCCGCGCGCCCTCGAGGGCCTCCAGAGCCTCCGCAGCGCGCAGGTCCTTAAACTCCATCTGGAGCGACTTCTCGGCCGACTCGACGATCTCATCGCCGAATTGCCTGCGGCCTTCCATGCGCCAATCCGCCATCCACCGCAGCGACGAGCCGCGCGCGGCGTGGACATAGCGGCCGATCTGCTCCCATTCCTCTTGGACGGGGGGGCGGGTAAAAACAAGAGCCCCGCGTGAAAATGTGCAGAGCCCTTCGGGTAAGGTAAGTGTGTTGTTGTTCATGTTATTGATTAACAACGCCTAAATTGCCGGTTATGTCGGACTCAGTTCTTAAAATAGACTCTTTTAAGACATTTTTAAGAGATAATGCTAATTCATGACCGAATTCATGCATTGCAGGCTGAAATGTGTGACTGCCTAAACAATGAATAGCTTCTGCTAAAACCAAAAGGGCTGCCGAAGAGTCTGTTACACTGTAATCGTTAACAAGTTCTGCATAATCATCTACCAGTTCTTTTAATAATTTTGACATTTTTAATCTCCTATCGTTTCTCCCAGGCTTTGAGTTGTGCATGCCGGAAGGTCTGCCTGGAGCTTTCGGCCTTCCGGAATTTGAAGACGCCCAGCCGGATCTTGTCGGCCCACTGGGTCGTGTAGTGGCTCACGAGGGCGCGAGTGCAATCGATCTGGCGAGCGATCTCGGCCTGGCTGTGAATGCTGTTCGCCTCATCGAGGCCGGCCGCGAAGATCAGCCCATAGACTTTGGCGCGGATGTTTTTGCAGGGCCTTGTAAATTCTGAGAGCACCTTGGAAAGGATTTGGGCCACTTCCCAATCCACGCTCTCCGAGAGGGCGGCATCCTTGTAGTCTTTGATCCGGCGGGCGAGCGCTGGGCCGACGCCCATTTCCTCGCAGATGAGATCCACCTCGGTGTCGATCTCGCTCATGTCGTCGTAGTAGTGGGGCTCGCGTATCATTGCATGCTTTGGCGGATGAGTTCGTGGGCTTTGGCTCGCAATTCCTCGGAGCGGCGCAGCAGCGCGATCGCTTTCTGCTCGAGGCGGATTTTTTGCGGGTCTTTGGAATATGGCGCCAAGCGCGGGGAGGGTTTGGGTGTCATAGGGTGGCGAGCTCGGCGCGGATCTTGGCGAACGCCTCAGCGGCCTCCGCTTGGGTGAGCCGGGGGCCTTGGGTGCGCATCCGGCGAGGTTTCGGGGCGGGGGGTGTTGGCTTCGCCAGGAGTTTTTGGGCGGTGGCCAAAAGCTGGGTGGCCGTGGCGAGGAGTTGGGCGGCGGTTTTTTCGTGATTCATAGGTGGGTTAGGGTTTGGAAGGTGAAATGGCGGCGCATTGCCAGAGGAGTTCCACGGTGGCGAGTTGGCAGTGGTTGAAGCACTCGTGGCACACCGGCCCGAGGTCCGGATCCAGCAGCTTCGAGACACGCGCCTCGCCCACCGCATCGCAGACCAGGCAAAGGCAGCCGACTTGGTCTTCGGAGAGTTCGATGCTATTCATCGAAGTCCTCCCATTCCGCCCACCGCTGGCGCTTCTCGCGCATGCGCTGGATGCGGTCATACATATTGCGCTGCCCGAGCTGGTAGCACGCGAAGCAGGAACCAAAGGCGATAAAGCCTAACAACACAGCTTCCCAGGCACTCATTTCGCCACCTCCTGTTTTTTGATAGCAGCCGCTAAAATCTTCGCCTTGGTTTTATAGCCTCGAAGGATGCATTCTTCGTGTGCGACTTTTAGAGTCCACAGACATGGCTGATGTTTTACCGCCTTCTGAAACTTGATTTGTGTCCTTAGATCATCGACGGAGTTATGAACCAGTCGGTCCACATCCTCGCCATTTACAATGATTGCAGATTGTCGAGGCATTCTGAAAAAATTGCTTTTTAAACCCTCAGTGCGCTCTGTGTCCTCTGTGGTTGATCTGATCATTTCGCTAACCTCCTGGTCATTGCCGCCAGCACCACAGGCACGGCGAGGAGTTGGATAAATTCGATGCCGTAGCCGAGGCATCGAAGGATGGTTTCATGGGTCTCACTCATTTTTTTTTGGGTTAAGCGGGGGTGGAAATTTCGGCGTTAGAGCGGGCGCTTGAGGTATCGCGAGCGATGAGGTGTTGGATGTAGCTCGAAAGGCTCCGATGCTCTTGTTTGCTGCGTTCCAGGGCATCTCGGAGAAGTTGGCGCGACATCGAAATGGTCCGCTTTTCCGTTTTTTTTCTCGTCGTGTTCTTCATACTTGTGACGCGGAAAGTATGAAGATTGGTGAATGGGGTCAAGACCTTATTTTCACATTTTGTTGTTTTTTTTCATACTCAGTATGAAAGTTGATTCAGACATGAGTGAGACACCTAAAAAACAAAAGAAGCTGTGCGAACGCCGGACGATTTCCTTCGATGCCGATCTGTATGCGCTCGCGCTCCAGAGAATGAAGCAAGAGGGGGAGACGATGTTTTCGCGCTATGTGCAGACCCTCGTGCGCAAAGACACTGCCCGGCTCCGCGCCGAGGCTTTAGCCAATGAGATTCCGGCAGTTCAAGAAATGGAGATTGCCTTGGTCGCCGATGACTCCCCAGAATACGGGAATAAAGGAAACGAAATTGCGCCGCCTGCCCGACGCTCCTCAGTTTCTTACACCCCGAAAAGAATTAAACCAACCAAATGAAAATATTATTTTCCACGCTAGCCGCGCTTTTAATAGCCGCCCAGATCAATGATATCTGGTATCTCGACACGACCGCCGAGGATTAAGCTGCTGTTGCCCTAGAGCACCTTATTCAGAGCCGCGAGGAGGGCGGCGTGGGCGGCGGGGGAGCAATCGGTTTTGCGGCCGGGAGCGATGTCGGCATGGCGGAGGATGTTTGCGAGGGGGATGTTGTTTTCGCGCATGATGGGCAACAGGTATTCGACGGCGGAGAGGAGGGCGTCTTCGCTCAATGGGGTCGCGTAGGTGTCGCCTTCCCATGCCATGCCGACAGAGAATGAGTTGGCGTCTTTGCGGCCTTGCCACGAGCTGACCCCGGCGTGCCATGTTCTCTGGCTCGGCAGGGCGAGAACGGTGCGTTTGCCGTTGCGGGCGATTATGCAGTGGTAGCTGACTTTGCTGACGGGGTCGCAGCACCATGAGACGCTCCCGGCGTAGGCTCCGCTCGTGTGATGCAAAACCACATGCGTCGGTTTGATGACGCGGCCCGCTGAGATGTTGGGGGTCCGCTTGTTGGTCTGTTGGTAAAACTTTGGCTCGGGCTTGAGGGTGCCGGAGGTTTTGGCGGGCTTTGGCGCTGGCTTCGCGGGCTTCGGCGCGGGCTCAGGCGCGGGTGCGGGAGATTCTGCCGGGCGTGGCAACATGAAGAAGCGAGCGAGGAGGGAGATCATTTGTCGCGGAGGGTGCGATCTGGAAGCTCGGGGAGTTGGTAGCTAAAGCGGCCATAGTCGCTCTCGAGCGAGAAAGCGAGCGGGCCGAAGCTCGAGCACCCGGTGAGGAGAGCCAAAGCTAGGAAAATAAAAGCGGCGAGGATCATGGCCGCCGCGAACTTGGCGGGGTTGATCATTTTTCCTTTCGGAAAAGCTCGATCGCGCCGAGGGCGGCGATGGTCAAGCTCGTGATGGCGTTGACCGCTTCGGGCTCGAGGTTGATGCCTGCCAGCCCGAGGAGGATGCAGAGGCCGCGAATGGTGGAGGGCTCCTTGAGCCTTGAGATCAGGTTTTTCATCTCCCGTGCGTGGGTGTCAAAGGATCACGGACGGTTGGCGAGGATTTGCTCGATGCGTTTGGTGCGCTCATCGATGCGGGCCAATGTCTCGGCGCGGTCGGCGGCGGTGGATTCGATCTTTTGCAGGCGAGCTTCCTGCTTTTCGTTTTCCACCTCCACGCGGGAAACTTTTTCGGGAAGAATCCACCAGGCTTGCGATGCCGAGAATACGGTTGCCACCAGGGCGAGCGCGGCGATGAACTCGCCGACGCTCATTTTTACACCTGGTCTGTTTCGGACAACTTCTGTGCTCATTAGCTATTCGCCTGAGCTAAAAGATTCCCGACAATGGCCGTGGTCGCGGTGTTGTTGATGCGATCCACATTGATTGCGTCGGTCTTCGTTTTTATCGCGGCGACATCGCTATTTGCTGGGGCCGTGTAGGCCGAACCGGCGAGGCGGGTTCCGACGGCGACATCCAGTTTGGTGGAATTGGCGTCGATCTCCTGGCGAATCTCGACCGCTGTCGGTCCGCTGGCGCTGGTGAGCGTGCGGGCATTGTAGTCCCAGATGTCGGCGGGAGTGACTGATGCCGGCGCGTTCGTGAGGTTTGTCACCGTGGCAAGCGTGCCGGATGGCGAGAGTCTCGAAGACACCGAGGCATCCAGACGCCCGAGTTCTGTTGCGAGTTCAGTTCGCACAGCTCCGGCCACTGTTGAGGCTGTCGGCGCCGAGGATGTCGGGATGCTGTCGATCTTACCTCCGGTGCGTTCGAGGTCGGCACGGACGGCGGCGACAAGCGAGACTTCAGAGAGGTTTTGGTTTCCGATTGCGCCGACGATCGCGTTGAGGACGGCTTGGCCGTCTGCCTCGTTGAGGAGTGAGCCTTCAACTGCGGTGGCGATTTGCGCGGCGGTCGGCGGAGTTGTGTAGTCTGCATCTGCCAAACGGCTGGAGATCGTGGCATCCAGATTGCTGATCTCGGTCAGCTCTGTGCGAACGGCTGAAGCCACAGCGGCGGCTGTCGGGGCGCTGGTCGGGGCTGTGTAATCTACCGATGCAAGCCTACTGGAAACACTGGCATCGAGATTTGAAAGCTCGGTCAGTTCGGTGCGCACGGCGGAGGCCACCGAGGCGGCACTAGGCACGCTCGGGAGGTCGCCGGTCGTGAGGGTCGAGCGGCTCGAGATCGTGGCATCGAGGTTCGCCATTTTGGTGGAGTTGGAATCTAGCTCGGTGCGAATCTGAACCACGGTCGGGATCGAGAGGGCGGAGATGGCGGACTCAACGAGGCTTTGGTCTGCGGGGTCGCTCGGCAGGTTGTCGGTTTTAGCCTGGATGGCAGAGATCGCGGCGGTGGGGATGTCGGCGGTGGTCAGAGTCGAGAAGGGGATTTCGGCGGTGCCGCTCCAGTTGATCTGGCCGGTGCCTACGGTGGCTCCGCCGCTGAGGAAGACGAGTTGGTAGGTGCCTGCGCCGCCGGTCATGTTGCCGGTGTAGAAGCCGGAGCTGCCGACTTCGGAGAGCGTGATGGCGGAGCCACTGGCGGCTCCGGCGGTGTAGGCTTGGGCGGTGACGGTGAGGCCCGTGGAGAGGGCGATGTTGAGTTCGTTGGCCATGGTTTTAGGAGTTTAGGATGGTGAGCGTTTCGGTGAGGCAGTCCTCGAAGGAGTGCGGTGCGGCGGGCCAGTTGCTGGCGGCGGGGGCGAGGCCGAGGGCGATCATGCCGTCAAGCCAGCCTTGGACTGCAACGAGCTTGGGCGAGGATTTCGCAGAGGCGTCGAGGCGGAGCTTTTGGTAGAGGAGCGTGGTGGAGCGGTTGCCGCCGTAGCCTTGGGAGTCGGTCCATTCCTCGGCGGTGTAGGTGGGAGCGGCGGGCGTGATCCATTGGCCGTCTTGCCACGCTGCATCTTCGCTGGGCTTTGCAGGCGCTGGTTGCCATTGCTCGGCTTTGGGGTTCCCTGCTGCGATGAGTGCGGCGATGTAGGACTCTGGGAGTTCGCGGAGTTCGTTGGTGGTTGTGTTGAGGTAAATCATGGGTAGATGCGTGGGTGGTTGGCGACGGTTGCACCGTTGTTGTTTGTGATGGTGAGACCGCCTTTTTGGTCGATCAAGTCGCGGACGAGGGGGGCGTAGAAGACGAGAGACTGCGGACGGATTTTGTCGCAGGTCATGCCTTTAGCGAGGGAGGTGGCTTCGGCGGCAGTGAGGGCGGCGTTCCAGATACCGACTTCGGCGATGAGGCCGGGCATAAATCCGGTGCCGTTAGGGAATCCAGATAACCGTTGAGTTCCGATAGATGCTTGGTTCAAGCCTGTAAGAGCTTGGCTGGATGTATTTGTTCGACTGCTTCCGCCATTAAGATAGACAGTTCTCAATATGGATGACGAAGCTACTCCGCAAGCGTGCATCCAAGTGTTTGCGGTAAAACCAGAAGTTGTATCTGCATTCGCCTGTCCGTTAATTTGGAAACGGATGGGATCACCTGCAATGTCTCCCCGTCCAATTAAAGTTATTCTACTTGTTGACGCGCTATTATTTACGCAAATCAAAGGAACTTCAGAGGTAATATTTGCAGCATTAAACCAGCACGCCATAGTCAAAGGCACATCGTTAACCACGGCAGATGGTAGGCTTAAAAACTGATTAGTTCCGTTGAAATTGTAAGCCATATCAAGCCGCGCTCCTTACTTCGACAGCGATGAGTTCAGCATCGCCTGTCATGGTGTCGTTAGTAGCATCGCTGCCGACGCGAGAAATTCTGATCCGGTAAGGCTCACCGACTGCCACGCTGTCGATGGTGGAAAGCGAAATGCTTGTGGTGGTTGGAATGCCGCTTGTTGCGTTTGCCGCGCCATTGCCCTCGGCTGCGGTGTCGAAGCTGTCGGCATCGAGGTCGGTGTTGCCCCGCTCCAATGCGACGCGCCAGCGCACATTGCCGGAGGTGGCCGTAGTGGCCATCCATGTGATGTTCACGCTCAATCCGCTGGCGAGGTCAGCCGCTTCTGGGATGATCGACGGGAAGATCGCGCTCTCGTCGGCGGCAGAGTCAAAATCGAGGACGGCAACCGAGTTGCGCGTGTCGAGAGTGGCAAACAGAGTCGCTGGCGGCGAGCTATGGCGCGGGGTGAATGCCGCGAGGGTCTTTGTGCCAGAGGCACCGGAGAGGATGGGTGTGGCGATCATGGATAAAAGTTTTAAGTTTTAAGAATTAAGTTTTAAGAGAAAGTCAGTGAGGTGCGGTTGCTCCACTGCCCGGTGGCCGAGGCTTCTTGGGAGGTTGTTCCTGCGGCGTTGAAAATTGTCCTCGAGATTTCCCAGTTCGGGCTGTCATACACCGAGCCGGAGTTGGGGAAGTCCGAATAAAGGAGAAAGCCGAGGAAGGTGGTGGTGCCGTCGCTCGAAAGATCGAATGCCCACACGCGGTCGGGGGCGTCTTTGGTGCCGGCCAGTTTATACACCTCTCCCGTGCTTGGGTTGCGCGAGTAGAGCCGCCGGTCTGTGTGGTTCACACAAATTTCTCCCAAAGCCAAATCTGTGGCGAGTGGGACCTTCGACGCTACGGTCGAGGATTTGGGCTTGATGATGGGGTTTGCCATGTGGCGGGTTTTTGATTTCGCGGATTGATCCCCCCGC